ACATTAACGATACCATGCGGTACATAAAAAACAACACAGAATGGGATACAAAAGACGCGGAGGCTTCAAAAAACGAGTCAGAAAAGGACGCAAACGTAATAGTGGAATAAATAAAGCGCGTTTATCGCGCGGAGGCATTAGACTAAGTTAGTATGTGCCTTACACCAATGACAATACGCAGAAAGCAATTAGGACCAGATGGTTCAATAACGCGGACTGTAAATTGTGGGCGGTGTGTACCATGTCTACGCAAAAAGCAAATTGACTGGTGCTTTAGACTAAACAAAGAGTTATTAAACTCGGAGTCAGCGTGTTTCCTAACGCTAACATATGACGAAGAAAACGCACCCTTTTCAGAAGGTGGTTTTTCGCTGTTAAGGAGCGATTTTCAGAAATTTATGAAACGCCTACGGAAACACGCTAAAAGCACTAAAATCAAATATTATGCATGTGGCGAATACGGCAGTAAAACAGAACGCCCACATTACCACGCTATAGTGTTCAATCTACCACGTCCTTTTGATAAGTATATATTAAAGGCATGGAAGTACGGACACATACACGTAGGAACAGTAACAGAACAAAGCATTTTCTACACAACAAAATATGCCCTCAAAGGCTTACGGAGAAAAAATGCATGGGACTACGACGCCAGAGGCAGAGAACCCGAATTTCAATTAATGAGCAACGGACTCGGCATTAACTATGTAAAAAACGAAATAGTAGACTATTTAAAAGTAAACGGAACTAAACTGTTAACAGTACAAGGCGGAGCTAAAAAGAAACTCCCGCGGTACTATATAGATAAAATGTTCACAGACCCAGAAGAAAAAGCACTCTGGACAGCCTCAGCAAATGCAGAGATAAAAAACGAACAGGAAGAAATAACAGATAAACAACGTAAGGAACTAATAGCACTACACGAATACAGAAACAAACGCGAAATAGACAAAGGAGCAATATGACAGGTAAAAACATTAAACTTATTTTCATTATATTAAAGGAAATTATACTACTAATAAAATTATTAAACGATGAGTGGGACAAAGAAGAGTCAACCGAAAAAACGCCGTAACTGGCGAAACACATACCCCGACCAAGGGGAAATTAACGAAGAGCAATCGAAGACTATGCCGGATATGGCGATTAGTCCCCGTACTATTATTGAAAACCATGTACGAGGTATTAACCCGATTACGGGAGCAGTCTTAGATAGCGGAGTATACTACGGTAATAATATACTACCACACGAAAAAGATTTAACTTTTGAGGAATTACGCTTGAAACGTCAAGCATTAGAAAACCAAGTAAATGAACTCAAACAACAAGCGGTCAGTTCTGACCAAGAAACAGTTCCAACAGAGACTCTTACAGCTACAGGAACTAACGAATCATCAGAGGGAACAGCTGTATAAAAATACAGCAATGTATTACGCCCCAGATTCAATCGAAAATATTGAATGGTAATACAAAACACAATATAAAAGGAACGCGGTCACGTCCGCGGTTCTTTTGTGTTGAACAAGCAGACAAGGTCTGCGCGATAGAAGAGCATATAATACCCTTGTTATATATATGCGCAATGACACCAAAAACAAAAAAACAAACGCGAAACGAACTAAACGAAACGCGAAAAAAAAATAAAATTGGAGTCAATGCAATAAAAAAAATAAAAAACCAAAAAATGGAAAAAGGAAAACTATCAGTTTTACATATTCACGCACTGCGTGAAGTAACAACACAAAACAGGCTTCTAATCTTAGAACGCCAAATGTTTCACCAAAACGCAACCGAAGGGAAGTTAATAATGGGAAACAAAACATGGGACACAGTAGAACTCCCATGGAAAGAAAACCAAAAAAACATATCATGTATACCCTCTGGAACATATACTTGGCAAAAAATAATAAGGTCAAGTAACAAACAACCAGCGTTATACATAAGAGATGTAGATAACAGAACAGAAATACTAATACACGAAGGAAATAAACCGACACAGTCAGAAGGGTGCATACTATTGCACAACTATAAAAATTTTCATAGATTAGTAAATAATAAAGGCTTAATAGTAATAATATAATGGGAGATTGGGATACAGCAGCAGTACAACAGGCTGGTAACATATTACAGGTAGGTATGCAAAACCAATCTAATAAACGAGCCTTTAAGCGTAGCGCGGACTTCACGCGCGAAATGTTTGACGCAACAAACGAATACAATCACCCCGTACAACAAATGGCAAGATTAAAAGAAGCGGGATTAAACCCCGCTTTAATGTACGGTAAAAGCGGTGGAACAGGACAGGCAACAAGTCCACCAGGACAAACACAAACACCAACACAAATACCAGATTTAAACGCTGGACTTTCATACGCACAATTGCAATTAATGAAAAGCCAACAAGAAAACGCAGACAGTCAAACAAACTTAAACACATTACAAGGAGCAACAGAAGCAGAAAAAACAGCTCTTGTAAAACAACAAACAGCTAAAACAGGAGCAGAAGCAGTAACAGCAGGAGAAACAGCAAAATTAGCCTCAGAACTCACTAACGCACAGTTACAGGCACAGTTAATAGGTATTAAAGGAAAAGAAGAGGGCATTTTACAAACTAAAGCTCAAACTGCCAATATTAAACAAAGTACTAAAAAGACTAAAGCAGAAACTAAACGTTTAACAGCAACACAAAAAACCTTTATTGACCAAGAACGTGCAAAACTTTACAAATTTAAAGAAGATATAAAACTCGAAAGATTACAACAGGATTCAGAATATGCAAAACGAATTGGTATAGAGCTGGATAATATGATAAAAACAGTAAAAGCAGACGCCGCACAACAAGGAATAGCAATGGAGTCAGTATCACAAATATTTGGTTCATTATTACAAATGGTTGGCAAAATAGATATAAACACAGGATTAGGTAAAAAACCGTATTGGATGAGTCAATACGTATATGACGAAATAGTAAAATATAAAAAAAGTAAATAATGGATTACAGCAAAAGCGTAGGATTAAACCCTAAGTACAACACATTCGATTTATCACATGATAAAAAACTTACCATGAAAATGGGAGAAATTATCCCAGTAATGGCAATGGACGTACTACCAGGAGACAAATTCACAATTGAAAGCTCACACTTAACACGATTTTTACCATTAGTAGCACCAGTAATGCACCAAGTAAAAGTTAAAGTAAGATATTTCTTTAGCCCTAACAGACTAGTTTGGAGTAACTGGGAAGACTTTATAACAGGACCAGAGTCAGCAACAGACTTAAGCGAACCAACACACCCAACAGTAACAGCAACAGGAGTACCAAGTACTCTTGCAGATTATATGGGTATTAGCACTGCAACACATGCCGCACAACAAACAGTAGATGTAAACGCACTACCATTCGCACACTATCAATTTATATATAACGAATACTTTCGTGACCAAAACTTAGTAGACGAAAAAAACTATCAATTAACAGACGGCAACAATGCGGCTGGAGACTTATTAAACAAGCGTCGCGTAGCATGGCAACACGATAGATTCACAAGCTCATTACCATTTACACAAAAAGGACCAGAGGTAACACTACCAGTAGTAGGTGGAGATATAGGTTTAACACAAGTAAGAGATTTAAATGGAGCAGTACCAGCAAACGGTTATTTAGGGACAGGTGCAGTAGGGCCAATTACAGGTGGACAACTTGTTAATTTATCATCTGGAAACGGCGCGCAATTAATATTACGTGAGGAAGATTTTAACCCAGCAACAATTAACCAATTACGCGAAGCATTCGCAATTCAAAAATGGTTAGAATTAAACGCACGTTCAGGTAACAGATACACAGAACACATCCAAGCACACTTCGGAGTAACACCACAAGATGCACGACTACAACGCCCAGAAGAATTTGGCGGTTCAGTATCAACAGTACAATTCAGCGAAGTATTACAAACAGCAGACACCCAAGACGGAGATTTAGGTACAATGGGAGGACACGGTATTACAGCTTCAGGCAGTCGCAAATCATCATATTACGCACAGGAACACGGATGGATATTCGCAGTTATGTATGTAGTACCAGATAGTAGCTACTTCCAAGGCATACCAAAAAAATTCGATAAAATAGACCGTTACGATTATTACCAACCTCTATTAGCACATATCGGAGAACAACCAGTAAAACAACGCGAGATATTCGCGGCTGGAACGTCAGCTGACAATAATACATTTGGATATTTACCTATATATGACGAATATCGGCACGAAACAAACAGTGTACACGGATTAATGAAAACAGATCTAAAGCACTGGCATATGTCCAGAGACTTTGGAACAAACGTACCATCATTAAACAACACATTTGTATCATGTAACCCGACAGACCGTATATTTACGGAAACAGAAGATGCAGAGCAAATCATTGCACACGTCTACAACAAAGTAAACGTCGGAAGAAAAGTACCGTATTACGGTACACCTATGGGAATTTAGAAACCACCACTTAATTAACTATAAAAGAAAAACAAAATGGAAAACAAGACAGTAAAAGCAGTAATCGCTAACCTTACATTTACAGTAGGTCAATTAGAAGAGATTAAAAGCAACATTAACGATACCATGCGGTACATAAAAAACAACACAGAATGGGATACAAAAGACGCGGAGGCTTCAAAAAACGAGTCAGAAAAGGACGCAAACGTAATAGTGGAATAAATAAAGCGCGTTT